GCGTCTTTTCTTGCTTGAACTTCTTCTTCCAACGCATTGTTTTTATCAGCAATGTTTTGCAATGCCATCACTTGCAAAGAATTAGCACCCTTTTGTTTAGCATTGTAAACTTCAATTTCTGAATTGGTCATTCCATAAGTGGCTAATTGATGCTCAAGTTCTTTGGTCATCTTTACAAGTTCATCGGTTTCTTCCGCAATCAAGTCAGGTCGAATTGCTCTATTTTGTTCAATGTCTTCTTTGTCTTTGAGAACTTGGGCATGATGTTTTTCAGCTTCAATTAAATCTTGCTGATGTTTCTTATACATCTCCTTTTGCTCAAGCATCTTATCGAGATTATCCCTTTCAGCAGTGTAGACTTCACTTCCAGTTTTTCCGTATTCCGCTCCCGCATCCTCCATCTCTTTAAGCAATTCTTTTTGTAACTTCATACGCATGTTCATGCCTTGAACATTATTTCCAACACGTTTGATTGATTCGGCAAATGCTTTCGTTTTCTCTATACCGTCAACCATTCCGGTAAGATCATTCATCTCCCGAATGTTTGTCTTTTCCCAAGATTCCATCCATTTCTTGTCTAGTCGATCTCTCTCCCTCATTGCGGCATTCAGTTCACCATATCCCTCTTTAGCCCGACGAATAGCAACAATCAAAGCGACAACGGCGGCAACGGCGGCGACTACTGCAACAGCCTTCATTGCTTTCATTGCGAAATTCAACGCATGTTGAGCGATTGCGGCGGCTTTGCTTGTGGCGGCCATCAATTTTAGTTTCCTTGTCATAGTGCCGTAGCCAACTATTAGGAAACCGACCATTCCAACCATCGTTCCAAGTGCGATCAGCAACGGCCCAACACCGGCAAGAAGTGCCAATATTGATATGACAACAACTTTTGTTGTTTCATCCCAACTATTGAACCAATCAATTGCTCCTTGAATTTCTCTTGCTAACCATCGAACAGCCGGAACAAGCAGTTCACCGATTTGCCTAGCAACATCAGTGATCGAATTCCAAAGAGTTTTCATCTCAGTGCTGAAAGCCTTCATTTGATTTTGAACAATATCATCAGTTGTTCCAGCAGAATTTCGAAGAGCCGCTTCATTATCCCTGATGGCTTGTGAAAATCCGATGAGTGGGGTGATGGCTTGTTGAACTCTTGCATCAAACCCAAGTTGAGCCAATCGAATTGCTCTCATTTCTGGACTAAGTCCAGCAAGAACCAATTCTAAATTCTCGATGATGTCAGCGAAGTTTCTGAAATTACCATCCGCATCAAATACCGAGAAACCTAGCATTTTGAATTCTTTTGCATTCTTAGAAGATGCCTGAGCCATCAAACGAAGAACACGATCCAAATTGTTTCCGGCAAGTTCTGCTTTGATTCCTTGATCAGCAAAGACCGTTAAAACTGCAACACCTTCTTCAATGTCTTTCCCGAAGTTACGAAGGGAAGCACCAGCCTTAGAAGTAAGAGCGGTACTAAATTGCTCAACGGTTGCATTGGCTAAAGTGTTAGCCTTCACTAGAACATCCGACACACGCACAAGAGAAGCAGTCTTCATTGCTGTTGTGCCTACAGCCAATCCCAAAGCACTTTGTGCATCAGTCAATAAGTCAGTCGCTGTTGCCATATCAAATTGACCAGCAATGGCAAACTTGTTGACATGACTCAAAGAACGAATCGATTCTTCAGCAGATAGACCAGCAGAAGCAAGAAAGAAATATGCTTCCGCCGCTTTGGTTGCAGAGGTGGGAGTTTCAAGAGAAATTTGTCTAGCAGTTTCGGCCATCTCTTCCCGTAACTTGCTAGTGACTCCGCTCATGATCGCAGTTGATTGAGTCATGGCTTTATCAAAATCAGCGAATGCTTTTATAGATGCCGCCGCTCCTCCCATTAATGGAAGAGTGACATATAGAGACATGCTCCGCCCCAAGCTCTTCATTGAGGCTCCCGCACTTTTCAATCCCTTGCCGACTTTGGACTCAAAACCTTTAACGGAATTACCTGCATCAGCTAATTCCCTTTTAAGGGAAGAGGCATCAGCGGCAATTCGTAAAACTAAAGCAGAGACATCAGCGGACATCTATTTTCCCTCACCAAGAAACTCTTCAGAATCTAATCCAACCATTCCAAACCAATTTAACTTTTGTTGTCGTCGAAGTTCTTCTTGTTGTTCTTTTGTCAACTTCTTTGATGAGCCTTTAGGCTCAACGAACTTCAACAAAAAGTCATCAGCTTTGACGCTGTTTGGATTCTTCACAATGGTACGCCTGACTTCAGCCGCAATCATTGCAAACAAATAATCTTCTCGATGGAATCGGGTGTGTTCATTTTGCAGATAAACTTTCCACAAAGCAAATTCACGACTAGTGACTTTTTGCTGGCACTCTCTGAGAGACATCCCGAGTTTCTCAGAGAGCATTAACCACCAAAGAGTTTCACCAGTCTCTAATCGTTTCCCGCTTCTTCAGCCGCTTCATCATTCATTCCGGAAAGTTCTTTTGCTCTATTGAACAGAGCTTCAACAACTCTCGAAGGCCATTTCTGAATTGTGCCGATGGGAACGATTGTTTCTTTTCCATCGTCGTTAACTTTATACAAACAAGAATGAAGCAAGTTTGCTTGAAGTCCATCAAATCCAGTTACAGTCACTTCCCCTTCCGAGTCAGTGCTGATTCTTTTTGTGATGAACGTCATATATTGATCTCTTGCGGTTCCGGTCATTTCTTTCAAAAGATACTTTTGAACTTTTCCGGTTTCCGGTGATTCCAACTCAACGGGAATTGAATCAAGATCAAGATTAAATTTTAGAACTTCATTGCTCATTTTTCGTCTCCTAAAAATTAAAGTTAAGCCGAAGTATAAACTGGAGCGGTTTCAGAACCAGGCGTACTTCCAGAACCATCTTGATTGGTAACAATCACAGTGATTTCAGCGGTTGGTAACTCGCCAGGAGTTATTTCACCAGCACTGAAAGAATCAATGAATCCATAGAATACCAATGTAGATGAATCTGGGAATGTGACAGTGATTTCCTGATTGCTGTTAAGATTACCGATACCCTGAGTATTGTATTGGGCTGGATCATAAATAGCACTGAAGGTCAACTCACCCAAGTCTTTCAATGTCTTAGGTGCTTTGGTTCTCCATGCTGCATTTCTATGGGTGGTAACTTCCAAAGCTCCACCACCTTGAGTCGATGGGGGTGTGATGCTTACTTCCTGTAAGCTCATACTTCCAATAGAGACTTGTGCCCCTAAACCATCTACTTCTATTCCTGATAAGTTTTGAGTCATAATGAAACTCTCCTATTTGGTGTTGTCGATGACTGAAAAAAGACCGTTGATACTAAACAATTGCCGTCTCCGGTTGTCGTCCTCTTGTCCTATTGGAATCTCAGATACCCTTCTAAAATATCTCATCTTGTATTGAATAGAATCATGAGTCAACAAAGTATATTTTATCTCATCCAACGCATCCAACGCATCCTTCATTTTACTGAATCCTGTTGGATAATCATTATCTCTTATTAAGATTTGAATTCCGTAATCTGGATATAGTTGTCCGTTTCTGCTCCACTCCGCTCTATAAACGGGAGTGGTATCGATCACGGCTAATGCTTTATCTTTTACATTGTCAGCATCTGGTAACAAACTGACATAGATTGGATAGTCTGATGAACTGGTTGTTGGATCAACTCCGATGCTCTTTGAGATCAAATAATCTCTGATTAATATCGAAGGTGGGTGGGCTATATTGTAAATGGGTGGAAGTGTTGTCATGATGAATACCTTTGTAAGTCCATTCTTATTCGATGCAACATTTCCTTTCTGTTTTCACGATAGGCATTTTCTAAAAATTTGGGTTGTCCGTTGTCCCAATATGTTCCTCTTCTTTGCTTTCCTTTTTTATTTATTCCCTGTCGTGGCTTACCTTTACCTGATTGCCTGACGTTCTCATGAACAGCAACCGCATAAGCAGTATGATAAGAAACTTCACCAAAGGAATGCCAGCCGACTCCCTTTGTTCTATATCGTGCTGAATTTTTCAAAGCACCAGTATCAACCGGCGTTCTCAATTGTGCTTCTCGTTTTATAAAAAGTCCAGCACGATTCAAAGCAACTCTCCACGCTTTGGCGTAAGTTGGATTCATTTTTTGGAACTTCTTCTGAAGTTCTTTGAGTCCATCCGGCACACCATCAAGACGAATCGAATAGTCAATCTTATCAGCCATATTATAAAATCGCAGTCCTCAAAAATTCAGTGGCTTTGAAGTTCGGGAGCTTTTCAAATTTTCTTATCTCATGAGCGTCTTTATCTAATTTTGGATCTGATGGTTTGCTTTCCAACTCACCAAGCCAGAGATAACCACCAAGAGAAACATCAGCGGAAACGTAAACAATTGAATTCGAAGTTTGATCTTCTCCGTTGGCATCCAAAAATTGTTCGTGCTTGTCTTCCCAACGAACATCAAGTTGAACCGCTGTTCCCATAGTGGGGCGACCATAAGCATCAACAGAACTTGGCGGCCAATAGACCGCCTTCATTTTATTAATTTTTGAAATGATGCCCATTATGAATCACTCGTTGTCTTTCGTTCTTTGCCAAGCCAAGTCACACCAACATTCACTCCCTTGCCTTTATCCAATCGAGCCAAGCCGCCATTGGTATCAAGCATCATGGCCTGTTGTCCGTAGGTGGTCAGAGAAAGATTCATTCCAACTTTGGTATCGTAAGAGATACCAACGGAACCAGCCTTTTCTGATTTAGCTCTTGGGTCACGGATGGCATAGAAATGAGCGGACAACCATCTTTCGATGTACTCCAAACGAGTGGCGGAATAAGCCGTGTCAGGCCCATTCGCACCAGTACACATTTCAGTCACAAGTTCATTGGCAACATTGATGAATGAATCAAGATCAGAATCGGAAACAATTATTGAAGAGTCAACTTCAATAATTGCTTTTACGTTTGTTGCATTAGTTCGAGCCATGATCTCTTTACCTCATCAATGTGTGTGAACTTAGCCGAAGTAATCCGAAACAAACGGAAGAACATTCTTCTTGGAAAGCCCTTCTTGATTGATCTCTTCGCCATCAATGCAAACAAAATATTTTCGTTTGCGTTTGAAGACTTTCAAACCATCTTCGAAATTTGAAACATCGAATTGATCTGTCACATCTTCCCCAACGGGTTCTTCTTGTACTTCTTTTTCAACAGGTTCTTCTTGTGCTTCTTCGGATGGAAATCGAACTTCGACTTCATCTGACACGCTTTGAAACTTCTCACCGAAAACAGCCACAAGATCAATTTCGGATTCAACTACATCTCCAGCTTGATAGGTGTTTTCTATATCTGAGTGCGATCCGATTACAAGTTTGAATTTCATTTTTTAGTCTCCAAATAAAAAAAGAAATCGGGTGGTGATGGATAAGCACCACCACCCGAAATCAAATATCACTAGTGGCTACCGTGAACGATTCCAGTGTTTCCATTGAAATCACTTCGAAGTTGAGGAATCATGATTCCCATAACTTTGAAGTTCAGTTCCATTCCGCCCTTAGCTTCCCATTGAACTGTTGTGATGTCCATTCCGATAACTTCACGGACAACATCAGAACTTTTCTGAACGAGAAGAAGAGTGTTGGCAGGTAAGAAGTCCAAAGTCTTTGGACGATCAATCCCGTCAATGGCTCCAATACGATCACGAAGGGTATTGTCACCCTTTGCAACTTCATAATCTTCATCCATGTACTGATCCCAACTAGTTGAGCAGTAGCAGAACCAAGGGCCGAAATGTTTAGCCGCTTGACTCTGGGATTTCATCGCCAAGATTTCTGAAACAGTCGTCTTGTGATTAGTGGTTGAAGGAGCCGTCATTGTCTTAGTTAGACGACTTGGGAAGTTGGTATAACCGTAAATAGTTCCGCCACCATAAGCATAAGAATCGCTTACGCCAAGCAAAAGATTTTCGGCTTCTTCAGCAACTTTTCGAGCGGCCAATTCAGCAACGGTTGTATCCAAAGGACTGTTGCCATTTCGACTTGCTAGAACTTCACGAGCAGAGAAGCGGAAATCTTTGTGAATGATTGGCAATGGTAGATTGACCAAGTTGTATTCTGGTCGATCTGAATCAGATTGATTCAAGCCATCCATCGAAACGGATGCACCAGAAATATCACTCTGGTTCTGATACTGCAAAACAGTTTTGCCCATTCCATTTGGAATGTTGTATTGCAGACCAGCCGAACGAAGGTCAGCAACTGCATTCAATCGCTGTTGTGCGGCTTTCAGAACTACATCATCCAATGAAATCCATTCATCTTTTCGAAGAGATGCTGGAGCATTGGTGACTACGGATTTCGTGCCGTTGTTCACGGTCACATAATTTTTTCCATCGTTGCCGATGTAAGGTCGAAGAACATGAGGATCGAAGTTGTTTGCCATCAATGTGCTGGCAACGTCTCCGCTTGCATGTCCATTATAAAGAAAATCAGACATTCGTCATTTCTCCCGATTCAGTAAAGATTAAAGAACGACAACTTTGCAAAGTCCGTTCGATCCACTTGGTGAAACGGCTTCGAGTGCCTTAACTTGGTAAGCGGTTTCAGAACCAGCGGCTTCAACAAACAAACCACTTCCGCCACCTTCAACAACTAGTTTGTCGGCAACAGCGATTGTTTCGCCATCCTTAACTAAAACCTGTAAATGATCACCAGCAACAGCTTGATAAGCCTGAGCTTTATCACCTGAAGCATAAGCATCATCAACAGTTTTACCTTGAAGACCGTCTTCAATTAAAATTGGTTGGATGCCCTGTTTCAGTGCTTCGGCTTGTGCCGATGCTACGGGATCATATTTTCCATCAGCGGCGAGTTCAATCGCCATTCCTGGACTTGCAATCGCATCGAGAGTCACTTCGATTTGATGATTGCCGCCCTTTAGAATGATTGTATTTACAGCCATCATTCAGACTCCTATTAAAGAAAAATTAAGAATTGTCACTTCCAAAATTCATTGTTGGAATTTGCAGTGGTGCATCTTCATCATTTGCAACTGGCTTGACGGAAGCTCCGACAGCACCAGCGAAATTCGGAAGAGGCTTTTCTGCATTCTCAACAACTTCAACGGAAGCAAGAGCGGCAAGAGCCTTCAACTCTGAAATTGGTTTGGTATCTAAAACATCAGAAGCAAAAGTATTTCTTTCGTTTCCAACAACGACATCAATCAATGCTTGACGATCTTTTTTGTGAGACTCTAAACCGGATAGAAGCATATCACGAATTCCTTCAGGAGCATTCGCAACATAATCTTCAACAGTGATTTCTCCGTTTTCAACAACGGCTTCTTCTCCACACTCAGCTTCACAATCAGCTTCACACTCAGAACCACAAACTTCTTCAGCTTCAGATTCAGCTTCAACAGCTTCTTCTTCAACAGCTTCTTCAGCAAGTGCTTCTTCGTTTTCAACTGGTTGAAGTTTCGCAAGAAAATCTTCACTCAATCCCAACAGAGTTTCACGGTCATCAGCATTGAAAATTGTTGCATCATTATCAATGATGGCATCAACTAGTTCATCTACATGAGACATAGAATCAACTCCTAAATTAGTTCGGGAATCTGTAGAATCGTTTGCAGTGACTTCTTTGCAAGTCTTCGAATCTATGATGAATTCCCCTTCATTAAAAAAACAATCGACTTGATACAAATCACCTTCACGATTAAAGGAGATTTGAGAAGTCACTACATTTTCAATTTGAATCTCAGAACCAAAACTTTCCTGAAGTTGATCTTCTAGGGATTTTTTTTGTTCTTGATTCAGTTGCAAAAGACCAGCACCGTCTTCAATGGAGCAAGCTCCTTTTTTATCTGGCAACAATGCCAGATGATCCGGACGATAATTCCGTGCAACGTGTGTATAAGTTTCACCATTCCATTCACCATCAATGATTTCATTGTCAGTGAATAAGCCGGTAGATAATTCCATCACTTGACCGCTGTTGAGCGTTTCGGCAATTCTAGGATCGATCTCTTCGATTCTCTCTTTTTCCAACCACGCTTCCGCACGAAGTTTTCCAGTTTTGAAATCGAAGTGGGTGTTCATAATCACACCGACTTTTCGATTAGTAATAACCACCGGATCACATGCAGAAATGCCAAGCCCGTTCATAGTTGGATGATACACAACAACAGGTTTGTGATTCCAAACTTCCGGAGTCTTGGCAAGTTCTGAGCGTGGGTAATAAAGAGAACCATTTGAACCGTTGTGAACTCCTTCGGTAATCATGACCATTGGAGCAACGATGTATTCCCGCCCTTCCATCGTGTCGAATCTGACAGATGAGGCAAGGTTGAAAGTTACGCTTTGTAAGCTCATATTATTTTCACTCAATAAAAGATTATAAGTTCATTATATGGAATGAGTAACAGTTTCTTAAAATCAATTTTTGGGTTTCTGCTTTTTCCAGAACAAAACGTGTGTCCAGTATCGAACCAATCCAACCGGCTTATACCCTTCAGCAATCATGAAATCAATGAGCTTTACCACATCCGCATTGAATGGGCATCTCACCATGTATCTTTTCGGTTGATTAGGTTTAACAAATCTCAATCTCATTGTGGCAACCATCCTTTCACTGTTTCAAGCAAACCACCAGCACCACCCAAACCGCCGAGCTTCGTGATGGCGTATACAACGCCGATAAGAATCACAACCCATTTCAATAAAGAAGCCAAAGCGTTTCTCTTGGCGGCAGTGGCATAAGCCTTTTCAGTTTTAGCTTCTTGCTTTTGAACCTTGCCATCTATCTTGGTTTCACGCTTATCGGTTTTATGATCCCATTTTGATTCTTTGGCATCCATTCGATTTTCGGCTTTCTCATCTGATGGTGATGGATCAGAATATTGCCCATCGTCTCGATATCGTTTTCGTTTTCTAAACGGCATGAGCTTATTTCTTGTTGGGGTTGATTGGTCGATAAGAATCACCGATCACCAAACCAATCACAACTCCAGCCAACTGATAAGCCTGATCTGTTGTGATCCATCCGGAGTCTTGCCCGAACGTCACCATGAAAGCAGTGATGGCGGACGCAAGAAGTCTTTTCGATCCCGCTGAGTTCCACCAATCTATAATTCCAGTTTTTGCTTTTTCAAGAATTGTCTTGGTCATCTGCATTCCTTTTCTAAAGTTTTTATTCTCTTATCATGATCCGTCAAAATATGTTGATAACTAATCATGTTGTCCGAAATGGTTTTTGTCGTTGCTTTGATGTCTTGCACATCTCTTGATGTTTGTGAGCAACTCATACTCAATCGAGACAACCACCAAACACCAGCACACAAGGAAGCGATACCACCTAGAATTGCAACAACCAAAGAAGTAATATCATTCATTCGATCCGTGTTCCAAAATCTTATTTGTTAAAAAGTATATTCTTATAAGATAACGGATTTGAAGTTTTGAGTCAGTTCAATTTTCAATAAAAAATAATTCTTAAAAAATGCAGATTTACCTATTGCTATATTCTTATCTGCCCGATATATTACTTGTATAAGACTTAAACATTCAAACACGAAAGCAAAAACAATGATCAACGCAACTGAAAAAATCAGCATCACCGAAAACGAATTTCAAGCTCTTCAAACTTGTTTACTTTATTCTGATCGAGAAGATCAGAAAGATGACAACATGAGCGAAGGCGGAATGGCTGAGTTCATGTCAGTTCTTGGATGGAACAGCCGACAAGTTGCCGGTTTGATTTCATCAATGGAACAAAAAGGATTCGGTGAAATGGAAGTTACCAACGAAAGAGGCGATTACCAGAAGCACGACATCTTCTGGTTGTCTGATCACGGAATCGATGCCGTGTTTGATGTCATCGAAGGCAAGATCGAAACCATCAAATAAATTCTTAGACTTTCAAAATAGAAAGAGCGGAAGTTATAATTGAATGACTTCTGCTTTTTTTATTTAAGGGACAAATTGCAATGACAGTTTCCAAAACATTCAAGATTAATTGGAACATGCGTGCCACATGGCAATATGTGAAAACACCGGATTCAACAATCACCGATTCACCTGAGATCAAAGACAACAATGAATATTCGATGATCGATGAGTTGACGAATGGGACTGGTGGTGAAGATTTATCTTCTGTCATCTGGCACGATATCAGAGCATTGGCACATTCGAGCAACGAAGAATTTGATTTGGCTGGTGGTTTGACTGATGCTTTCGGTGACTCCTTCAGTTTCAACATCATCAAAGGAATCGTCATTAGGAATCTTGGAGTTTCCGGAACTCCGGCAACTCTAGAAGTTGGTGGTGCAACAAATGCCTTCTTCGATTTCATGGGAAGTGCTACCGACAAAATCAAAATAGGTGCTGGTGGAATGGTGAGTTTCTTCAATCCCACAACCGCCGGATATGATGTTGTTGCAGGATCAGCCGACATCCTGAAGATTGCAAATACTTCAGGATCGGAAGAGATCACTTATCAATTGATTTTATTTGGTGAATAAGTGTTTGCACCCAAACCCCGTTGAATATTGTCAACGCCCAACCCATAGCAAACACACCTCATTCTGGGAAAAACCCTAAAACCAGAATGAGGTGTGTTTATTCTAATCGAAATCGCTTTCTCAAGCATCACAAGATTTCGAGCATTTGCAATTGTTGCACTTTTTTATTTCAGAAGATTCTTTCTTCATGAAATCAAATTTCAGTTGCTTGTCTTCTTTTTGGTCTGTCATCAATACCATATCTCAGTCTTTAATTTTTTCATTTCTTCTTCTGTCAATTGATCTTCATCAATCAACGGCCAACCATCATGTGAATTTTCAATCAATATCGAATCACGAAAAATTCTCTTGATCAAATAGAACACAAGATTTTCTTTGTCTATCATATCATCAACTTCAAAGAACATGTTTTGCACATGGATCGGTCTTTTGACTTTTCTCATAATCAAAACATGTTCACGAAACAACTCCATGAGATGCGGCGATCCAGTCAATCCGGTGATGTCTTCCCATCCCATAACACCAACAGATTCGAAATCTTTATTGATTAAAAATTTGAACATAATTAAAACCCGAATAGTAACCCCATGACAAACTTTGCTTGATCTGGATCGGTCAAAATCAATCTATCAGTTCCGTGAAGAACCCCTTCGATACCCATCGTGAAAACTTCATAATTATTATTTAGAATTCCAAGTTCATAAAGATTATCAATCTCATCCAAGTATTCAGTGACAGGTCGATCCATTCTTAAAGGTTTCGTTCTATGTGAATACAATTTTCCGGAATACGCTTCAAAGAAATCATCTTCCACTTGTGGCAATCCATCAACTTTGGAAACTGTTTTGTTGGATGATTGAATATATCTTTTCTTGATGAACTGAGCTTCCATCCTTTGGATTTTATTTCCAGATGAATATTGAATCACATGCCCCATTTCATGAACGGTGGTGGAATCTTTCGCAGTCATCTTTTTTCTTTTCTTTCCTTTTCTTCCGGTTCCTCTTCCTTTTGAAGTTCTAAAATTCATCACGGTTTTTTCAGTCTCTACATTATATCTTCCCTTATATTTGGTATATCCTTTTCTGCTTATATTCGGATAAACTGTTCTGATTTGTTTTTCAGATGGATCGACTCTTTCAATATTCGATCTGAAATGATTCTTATCATAGGGAACATTCAAATCAACCTCACGCAGACTATCACCATATCTTTGAACACGACCTCTCGTGATTGAAGCACAATCCAAATAAACATTCTCTTCAACCAGTTCGTTCCAATCAGTTGGCAATTCTGCTTGTACTTTTTTGATTGATCTTTCTGTTGCCACTCTTGATGATGTTATTCCATTGGTTTCTACTGCTCCGGCTCTCCCGCCAACATCACGAACTTTTTCCATGTACTCAATAACCGCTTCAGAGTATTCATCAGAAAATTCTTGAGAAGCTATATTGAATCTTTCCAAATTCGTCATGTGTCTATGCTTTTCTAGTTCACCCATTGACTCCCATCGAACATGAGATGCTTTTATTTCATCCGCTTGTTCCTGAAGTTCAATCCTCATCTTTCGAAATTTCTTATTCTTCATTATTTCATCATCAACCAATTGACCGATTCTCATGGCATGATCTGCGTTTTGAATTCCTTCATCACCGATTTCATTCCAAATCCTTCGAACGAATTTATCCGAAGAATTAGCATTGCCAACATTGAGTCCAACCGGAGCTTGAATATCTGCTTTTGCATCGAATGGCTTAAAATCACCCGCATCAACTTGATGGAATCCAGTCGTTTTTGAATCAGGCAAATCAACGGTTTTGATTTTGGGTTTTGGTTCCGGAATTGGCTTTGGTAATCCGTCAAACCGTTGATCTAAATTGTATGTTCCTCTGTAACTTACTTTGTTTCGATCAAGTATTTTTATTATCGGAGTATTTGTTTTAGTGTCATATGTGATAAAGGAATCAACACCATCAAACAAAGATGATTTTGTATCTCTAATATATTCATTAAATGAAAGAAAATTCTGATCTTTCAAAAGAAGTGTTCCATCATCTGCTTTGAAGAAAAAGTATTCTTCAATTTCAGATACGGAAGACTTTGCGAATTGATCAGTGGATTTTGCCTTGTCGATGACAGCTTTCAGAATGTCCGGTGAATTCCTCACATCATCAATCATGTTTTCAGGATTGATGTAAAAATGAGCATTCTTTACTTTTTCTCTTCCTATCAATGCACCAATATCAGCACCAGCGTCTGCGTTGGTACTCAAAGACATGAATCCCCTGTTGTCACCATGTAACACCCAATCATCTAGATTTTCATCATTGATAAGAAGACCTCTTCCAACCAATGGTTGACCATCTGGAGTCATCAAAACTTCAGTGACATCATCCGCCCATTTTGGATTTAACTTCACTTCATAGTTCATCATGTCTTTTTTGCTGAATTTACCACGAGTCCAAAACCGATTCAAGAAACTTGGTTCCGGTTTTGGTGGTTCCGGTTTTGGTGGTTTCGGTTTCGGCTTTGGTGGAGTTGGTGGTTTCGGCTTCGGCTTCGGCTTTGGTTTAGGCTTTGGTTTAGGCTTTGATGTGATGAGACTTGGTGTTCGTGTTCTGTCTTTGGCGATCTTGCGACGAGTTCCAGCCCATGTTGATCGCTTGCGAGCATCCGCCAAACTGGTTCCCTTTGGTGCTTGATCTCTCACAGATTTGTTGATTGCTTTTTGAATCTCATCTTGTCGTGTCTTCTGTCCTGGCTTCTTCTTCTCATCAACCAAAGCAGGAATGAAAGCACACCGACAATTTGGATGGCGTGGAATGATTCCACGAGCTTCTTTGATTTCCAGAACAACACCTTCAAGAGATTGACACAATTCACAAACTCGATCATCTCCAGCAGTTGACCATTCCGCCATCACTCCAACTTCATCGATGTTCATTTGCTCATACGAGTCAAGTTGCCCTTCAGCATATGAATGAATGATTTCAGTTCTTGCGATTGTCTCACAACGATTCTTGCCAAGACCGGAAACCACTTTGTTCAATTCTCTTGCAACGGTTTTTGGGCCACGACCATGAGCCAATCCATCAGCCAAAATCCGGCTCATGTTTTGTTCCATTACCGCCGTGACTCCTTGCAACTGTTGGAAAGCTCTTGTTGCTAGAAGTTGAATCTGTCTGGTTCCTATGGGGCCAGCAAATGCGGATTCGAGAAAAGCGGCACGAGAACCAGAACCAAACGGGCCGACCTCACCAGCTAATCCATGAACATCATTGTATGATCGAACAACCGCTTTCTTATAAGAAGATTCAACATAGGGAGAAGTCCACGGTCTATCTTCAAAACCTTCAGCGACTTCAAGAAGTCCCGCATCAACCTGAGCTTTGAACCATTCCTGATAAGCATTCAATTGTGCTGATGCTGATTGTGCTGAAAGAATAACAGATGTATCAGCGACAAAAGCCGGTTGCCTACCAATGCCAAGAATCTGATCAATCTCACTTGGCTTCCTGATCCCGTAAGAGGTGAAGTTGAATGGGAGTTCATTAGAGATGAACGGGTTTGGCTTGAGTCTGAAAACATCCAAATCAACAACAACAATATTGATTGCTCTTCTTAATTCTCGAAGTCGTTTGTTGACTTGCTTAATGAAAGAATTCCGAAGCATCGTGGTTCTTGTTGGATCACGCCGCATCGGATTAGATTCATTGATTGTCAGTCCACAATTACAATTCTGGTGGGTGTTCTTCATCAACTTCGAACTCTCTCAAAGCATTCCTTGCTATTTGTTTAACATCCCGAAGAGCTTCTTTCACCAATGTATCTGATGGCTCCCCGTATCTGGTTTTGAACATCAGAACAGCGAACATGTCCATGAGCAACTTATTTTTTTCTCTTGTGAGAATCTGAAGCTCTTCAACAATTCGATGATTGTCTTGGCAACCATAGAATGATTCTGATTCATTCGGCTTGATGATTGAACAACCAATCAACACCCCGCATTTGCTACAAATGCCACGATGCGTTTTTTGTAAGCTCTTGCATTTAAGGCAATAAAACTTCGGTCGTTTCTCATCCATGATTCTACTCCACGAAATCGGGGTTGGATTATTCCAAACCCCTTTTCCGATTATCGAGTTGGCATCAAGTCCATTGGCCGGTTGTCTTGGTAATGAAACCATTGATGGATGTGGTTCCATGTTCGTTTGTGATGGCTAGACGAACATCACAAGTTCCCAATCGAAACGACTTACAATCTGCAATCGTTACGCTTGAACCACTGACAGGAATCCAAGTTGTTCCATCATCAGGAGACATCTGTAATTCAACAGCGGCACTTCCACCGAATGTTCCCGATACTGAAAACTGTCCCTCACCTCCATACCATTGCTGAGAAGCTGATTCACCAGAAGTGGCGGCGGTCATAATTTGAGTCATTGAATTTGGCATCAATATAATCCTTACTAAGAAATGATTCTGCTTGTATTAACGGGGGAAATTACTGGTGAATAGGATGCGGCTTTGATGGGAGCATAAGCATCTTCTGAACTACCGCCCCCACCACCTCCAGCAGTGTATTCTATTTCTAATTGAACAACTGCTCTTCCGCTGCTGTTCCCATAGGCGTAAATCCCACGAGTGTCTGAACTGTAATAAGTGCCGCTTGACTTCCATATTCCAAACATCATTGCATTGCCAGATGCCCAACCAGCACGGTCTGTAATCTCTTGGACGATTGCCTTAATATCTGGCGAAGTCTTAACCGCTGCACCAGTGGTCACCGCCCAAGATACTGTTGCACTTGTATGGTTAGAATGATTCCCTTCCGCTCCCGTAGTTGGTTGAGCGGCATTATCTTTGGCAAAGCCTGCCACGTTGAATGTCTTCTCAGAAGTAGACAACCAGTAGGGTTTGAGGTAAGCCGAATCAATAGTGGCTCCTTGCGGAACAGCGACATTCTGGAAACGAAACCAGCCCTGCCTCCACGAATAACTATAATCATCCCAATCAAATTCAGCACCTATTAAGATGTAATTAGAATCACCGGCATGATCGGCTGTGTAGGTTGTTGGACTGCTGGAATAACTGCCGCTTGAGGTGTAAAACCTACCGTCATCTCCGGTTTCAGTTATGTCATAAGTAACTGTTGTTCCCATTATTCTTCTCCCTCCAACTCATCTTCCTCTAGTTCTGTTTCTGGTTCTTCAATCACTTCTTCAACCGGCTCTTGTTCGTCAATCATTTCTTGTTCATAGGCTTCTTCATCAATCATGTCTTGATCTATTTGATCAGCCGCCGCCATCAAAATGGCTTCCGCTTGATCTGTCGTGAGTCCCATGATGACCGTTAAGAATTCCATTGGCGGAACAAGTGCATCCGCTCCTGATTGAACGTATTTGGAAATTGCTTCGATTTGGATTCCGGCAACTCTTGCTTTGTCTTCATCACTTGGGGTCGATAGATCAGCAAATCCAATTTCGTAATCTTCCACTTCTGGGAGAATACCAAAAGCAATCAACCGATCAATGAAAGGTCTGATGATGTATGGGATCACATACTTGTCTTGACGATGCTTGACACGATTGTTCCAAGTTTGTTTGTCTTGGGAGCTTGCAAGTTGAGCCGCTTCCGATCCCATAAAGATTCGATGTGGCACACCAAGCGTTATAGCAATGGCTTTGATTTGTGCGTTGATGTGAGCTTCAGGATTTGCGACTTGTGGTGATAATGATTTGGCTTGAACTCCAGCCAATGCCAAATACCTTTGAAGTCCATTTGAGTAAGAATCAAACTCCGCTCTCAATGCAACCGTGTCAAGTTCAACATCTCCAAGATCAGGATTCACTTCAAACGAATATCCAGGAAATGCTCCCTTCCAGAACATCTCAGCAGAGCCGCCCAATAGCTTTCTAAGGTCATACAATCGGTTATAGACTGGACGCATTCGAGAGACTCCGAAAGTCTCACTGGAGAGCCTGTTGTCGGCTATATGGACAACACGAGTCCAATGAACTCTGGCAATCGTCCCTTCGTCCAGATTGATCCCTTCACCGATTGTCCCAAATGTAATGTTGTAATAAAGCGGTTGACCGAATCGAGGATTGGATTCATCTCTTTCAAATGATCCGATGTCAATCAACGATTCATCGAATACCCGAAGATACAAAAGTTTGTGTTGAGCGTTGCCAACCTTTTCACCTGTATCAGAGATTCCTTCAACGGGTTCACTCAGATTCTTTCCGTCATCGAGTCCAAGAAGTAAAACACCATAACGACCGATGCCGCTCATGATGTCAACTCTTGAGAGATAAGCCCAAATGTTCAAAGCTCTCTGAAGCTCATCGAATGTTGTTTCAAATTCTGTCTCATCAGCTTCTTCATTCTCATGGACATGAGGATCAACCGCCCAACATTCCGTTGGGTACATTGATACAACTCTTTCAGCAATCCCTTCCCGATCATAAAGATACCGGAATTGTTGAGCAGATATATCAGACGGATAACCGCATTCAATATCTATATCTCTTCGTGGGTCGAGTAGTTTGGTGAGAATGTTTTTCCGCATCAAAGAAACGGAAGAATCATTTGTGTTGAATCTTGTTTCTGCATTATTTTGCAGAGATGAAAATTGCTGATTAAGATGCTTCAGCTTTTCGGGAATATTCGTGGGCATAAGAAAACCTCATTTGCAATTGTTTCTTCAGCTTTTAATTTTATGAAGTTGTGGTGATTCAAACAATTGAAATCAGTTCAATCTTTCTGCAACTTCTCGAAGTAGATTTTGCAGATTGCTGGGAGTTACCCCATTGTAATGATAAACGCCATCATCACGATTTCCATCAATCGTAGATTGCCAATGAATCCAACCATCGAAAAACACTTTCACATCAAGGACACAAGAACGGTTGAACCAACTAAATTCAACAAAGTCTTCCTTAATGTCTGTATCGTGTGTTCGATGCTTTGGATTCAAAGACAACAAAAATTGTTGAGCAAACTTATTCACGGAATCAGTTTGTTAAAGTAATCGACTTAATGGGATTATCATTCCCGCAATTGCAACGATTCATTCTGATCATTCTCATGATCTCTTCGGGAGCAGTGTCAAAAAACATTTGTAGCATCATGGAGTTTCGATTTGCCATCATCGAATTTCCTAGTGCGTGACTTCTGAGTTCACTTGATGCTCTTTCATTCTTCCACACATACCAACCAACGGAACCAATTATTATAAATATCAAAATGATATTGATCACCTTCTTAATCATATTACACCCTCGAACCTCTCTATCAAACCGCTCTTGTGATTTCGTATTTCATCCCTCGTTTTATTGGGTCATGTGAATTGAGATAATAGAACCGAAGCCAAACCGCTCCAATTGGTTTTGGTGGGGCACCTCTTTCAACATGCCAACCTCCAAAGCCTGTTCCAAACTCTTCTTTGTATGTTGGTAGACAAATGTGGGTTTGTGTGTCGTGATAGATTTTTGTTCGACCAACTCGAACTCTCATCAATTCTATTTGCCAAGATTCGTGAACGTGTCCACTAATTACAATATCAGCGTCAGGAAGATAGGTGGCTTTTCTGTTTGTCTGGATCACTCCTTTTGTGACTGGGCCGCCTCCACCATAACCATGAGAATAGTGAAGCGTGACGTTTCTTCCCAAGTTCTTTTGCTTGCCTTGCACGATGTCGATAAGTTTGAACCGAACGAATCCAGAATAACCACCGTTGTAAACTGTTTCACCAGAAATGTAATTCATCGTGGAGCAGAAGCGTTCTGTCAAATCGGTCTCATGTCGCTTCTTGATGGATGCTTCATGATTACCAGCCGCAACCATTGCAAAGTTCTTTGCATATGGGGCGAAGAAATCAGCACCCGTTTTAATTAAGGCATCGAGATAATTTGAAACCTGATGCTCTGGGCGGAGATCGGATTTGGATGATCTTGGATCGTACTTCCCCTGCATCGCACAATACAAATCACCGGCATCAATGATGACGGCATTTCGTTCGAGTGCTTCATCCAAATGTTTCTTCTGAAGAGCGTGGTCGGATTTTGGGTTGTCCCAATGTCGATCACTCGTGAGCAATACCCATTGCTCAAACTGGGAGACCTTACGATCCCCCAACATCAGATTGATGTCAAATAGATTCTTCCCTGTTTTCGAAACGTGAAATGGGAGTTCGCTCATTCAATTTCATCCGCTCTCTGTCTCCATAATATCAAACCGCTGATGTTCGATGATCCAGCAAAACCAACTCTTGCCATCAAAAGAAGAGATCAATACAACATGTAAAATCTCACCCTCGTTCGTTTCAGCACGAACCAAAACTTGATCTGGTTCACTACTGAATATTGTATCCTCAACAACGTGTTTGGGATAAGACGATTTTTCAAACGGGATCGCCTGACTTCTCATTTTATTCAAATAATTTATTCGATCACTAAAACCATCGTGATCTTGTGAACTCATTATATTGTACCCACAACTCTTTTTTGTTTAGTGATTAAATTGAATGCACCTGAAGAGGCATCCACTTGATCTTTGTAGGTTGATGCTGGGAAGAATCGAAGCTCTTCAAGGAAATCAGAATTCCAATCTGCTTTTTTTATTGAGACATTATTTGAATTGACTTGGCTGGAGAATGGGTCAGCCCTCAATGCTTTGTCACCTGTTGGCCTGTCAGTCTTCACACGGAATCCAGCAAGCCTTCGAACGGTTGCTTCTGCTGATTCCTTGCCGCCACTTCCTGGCTCTTGTTCAAGTCCTATGATGGTTCCCTTACCATCGGCTTGTGCGGTTTGTTGAATCACCTTTTCACGCTCTGAGCTATCCCATTGCCCCCGTATGATGTCCAAAACCCAATATCGATTGTCAGCATCGACACCAATCAAAGCTCCCACCGTATAAGCTCCCGCCCCATGTGTTCCAGCCTTATCCCAAAACCGAACACGTTTCCGAATAGATGATTCAGATGGAGCTTCATCAATCCGAATTCTCTCCACCTTAAACATTCCCCCACCGAGAGGAACAGGGTTCTGTCCATACTGACCAGAGAAACCAAACTCCCCCAACTGCATTCTCGATTGCCTCAAAATCTCTCTTGGCAATCGAACCGGATCAAACAAACCATCCACATAAAATTCAGATAGTTCTTTCGGCTTCACTTCAAATCCTTCATTCAAATCCGCCGGAAGTGAAATGTGTTTGACCTTTGCACCCTTCTTCGATTTCCCCAACCAATTACCCGTTGGATCATTCTGGTGGAGTCTTTGCATTATAAGAATTGTTGGAGTTAAAGTCTTATCCACTTTTCTGGATGGGAGCGTTTCATTCATCCATGTGTTGGCTTTTTTAATCTCTACTTCTGACAAAACTTTTTGCGGATCAATCGGATCATCGATGATCAAGAAATGAGCATGGAAACCAACCGGAGACTTCCCACCAACCGTCACTGATTTTCTCATTCCCCCTTTTGTATTTGCAAAATATCCTTTGGTGTTTTGATCGTCTCTTAATTCTATTTCTGGAAAACATGCAGAGAATGACGGTTTGGAGTCTACTCTATCATGGGCGGCAATGATGTCTCTGCATTTTCTGGATAAGTCCATTCCCAAATCAAAAGCATGACTTCCGCAAATGTGTCTAGCTGTTGCCATTTGTGTCCAAGTCCAAGCGGGAAAGGCAACCGAAGCAATGGTTGATTTGGTTGATGCTGGTGAGATGTTTATGATTAAATCGTAGTCTTTGGGTTTTCCTGCAAAGACTCTTTCCGCCACCTCTTGAAGTTCATTGCACAAATATTCAATGTGCCAATTCCAAACAGGGTCTTCCGGAATGATGACATCCCAAAACTCTTTGACGAATTCAAAGAACGATTGTTTGGTTATGGATCGGACAAGATCAACTTCACTGAATGACGGATTCAATTCACTTCCCTTTTCGGATAGGGTTTTAACAGATGGGCGATTTGCTTTTTATGATATGCTCTTTCCTTTTTACTTCCTCTAAATAAAAAGTATCTACCTTTCGAATTCTGTTTTACCTTTTCAACATTTGGATGACGTTTCTTTATCTCTTCCAATCTGGTGGTTCCAAATTTGGCTCTCATGGCTCTGGAGCCGTACAACTTCCCATTGATCAACCATCCATCTCTGTCACCTTTTCGGCTGTTGACGTTTGGATTTGCATCTCTCATTGATCCGACATAATGAAAATTGCAGGCTTGATAGATTGTCCCTATCTCACCAGCTAAATCATCAACGGTTGAAGTAATGACTTTGTATTTCTCTGGGAGCATCTTGATGGATGATGTGATCAATTTGGATGCTGAGTGTGGGTGTGCCCAATGGATGCAAACACCTCTTGAAAGAAGAATGATCTTACCCGTGAAATCGTATTTGTCCCACCGACCAAGATTCTCTATGTACTCTGGAGAGTAGCAGACCACACCACCACAAATGCCCTCCCAAAAGATGCCAAAACAATATTTGACGATAGCAGGCATACAACCAAGCCATTCATATTTTTCAACAATGAGCTTTGCCGTTTTGCGATCAATGGGTTTGACTTCAGCTTTTTTAATATCGGTATCAATGGACTCCCACCAAGCACCAAACAGATTCTCACCGGCTTCTACTTTCTGGAAATGCTCCCTCATCAATCGCTGGTGAGCTTTCATTTCACAACCTTGATTGGGAGTTTCTGTTCTACCAGCTTTTGATACTTCTCAATATTGGATTCACGAAGTTCTTTTCTGAGCTTTCGAATCTTTCGCTTCTTTGTGACATCAAGAAAGAAATCACCGTATCGAATTATTTTTTCATTCATACCACTGCCTATAGTTCTTTAAGATCATTTTCAGATTTGATTCGCATTCATAAAGAATCTCAATCTTGTTTGTGAATTTATGTTTCTGGATAAGCAAAACAGATTCAGTTTCCAGATGATTGAGATTCAACAAAATACAATAGTGAATTGCCTCTTCACGTTTGGTTTGCTGGTCTTGTTCAGATAGAAATTGAGGCTCATCATACCAATCATCATGATTATCAATCATCAATTGAACGTACCGAACAGATTTTTCAACATCTTCGATTCCGTTTTTGAATCTATGCCGCATCACATATTTGGAAACATTCCCTTCACAATTATCAAAGCCCAATGCCATGATGACATTGATCACTTCAATCTTTCCGTGATTGTAATGGAGAGGTACATTCACCGGATCATAAGAAGAAGCCGATGGAACGTTAGTTTCACCGGCTTCTGAATAGGCGTGTTCGTCCATTACTTTTTCCGCTTCTTCTTTTTGGTTGTCTTGGCTTTGGCTTTCTTTGCCGCCGCTTTACCTGATTTAGTGTATGGATATTTCTTTCCAGCTACTCTTGGCATTTGCTCAGTTCCTTTAATTGATATAAACAAAACGAAAGGGAACAGATAAACGACACAATGATTATCGTGTTCATCAATTTTCCATTTCCCTTGCTACTCTAATTCTACGATTCCACATCCTAACAGCAATCTTTTTTTCTGGTGCAAATGGGCCATCAGTGCCGCACACATTGCACGCACACCAAAAAACTTCTGTTGCATCCTCTCCCATGATCTCAAGTCCTTCACCAGCCTCACCACAAAACGGGCAGGCTCTCAAGCAAAACGGTTTCAAATGCTCTTGCCCCTCTGAGCTTCCAAAATCTATTCCTGCAATTCTATTGATCATTCTTTTGTTCCACTTGCTAATTGAATGTTTGAAATTTTTAGCAGTGGGGCCGCTACACTTACACCAAATACAAGCCAACCAATTTTCATCATCATCTTGAAACAAATCAACAAAACGATGACCGCAAAACGGACAATTCTTATTAATTAGAAATCGAGATTTTGCTTTGGTCATTCTCTCGATTCCTGATCCTGATCGCTTTCAAAATTTCACGTTTGGTTTCTATGCTCAAATTCAATTCATCAACTGAAATGTGAGCGTGAATGTGTTCATGAGTTACCGCACCCTCAACACTCAATTCTATCTTGTCGTTGTATCCTCTGTCTTTGTTAAATGTTTTGTTAACAAAAATGGTTGCCGATGAATCACCACCCGCAACCAATCCGACAAGAGCGGCTTCAAAGAAGTTCTTTTTGTGTTCGTGGATTTCATTCATGAGTTCACCAAACTCAGGTTCATGCGTCACCCAATTTTCAAAAGTCTTTCGGCTCATGTTCATCATGGAGCAAGCACGACTGACATTGAAATTGGAAGTGACAAGAGCATGAAGAAACAAATGTTGCCTCCCACGCTTTCCGGCTCCCTTCAACAATGCTTCAGTTCTTTCGATTGCATTTTCTTTGTGTTCAACATCTTGGATTTCATGCCAGATCGAACGAAGCTCTTGAGGCAATTTTTGATAGATGTATTCATGAAAATTCTGAGCCGTTGCCATTGGCGTTTGATCGCTCTTGGCTCTATCAATCGCAAACTTCAAAGCAGGCTTTTCTGATTTCCATTTTCGAAGTGTGACCGTTGAGACTCCAAGAGATTGAGCCATCTTGATTTCACTCATTCCCGACTTGGCAAGCTCATACGCAAGAACATAATTTTCATCTTTCCATACTGATTTCGGCATTCCATCACCTTTACTTTCTGTTTATTTGAAAGTAACAAAAATCACGGTTGAATACAACGCTTACAACATCCAAAAGAAAAGCAAAAAAATTGCAGATTAGCTATTGCAAAGCTCTTATTCGTTCGATATATTACATATATAAGAATTAAACATTACTTCAAACACGAAAGCAAATCAAATGTCAAACGCAACTCAAATCACACGAGACATGAAAGAAGACATCGTTCAATCCCTTCTGAAAGTTCAAGAATTAGTCAGTGAAGGAAATCAAAAAGAAGCTGATCTTTGGTTGAATCACATTGTCGATGATCTTTCTTCATCATTGGTTTCAATCAAGTACGAACGAACCGTTGATTCAAACGAAATGCCAGCTTGTGAAGGAATCGAAGATTTCATTATGAACAACATTGACTGAACAAAAGAACCTGAGCAAGTTTCAAAACTGCTCAAAACTTTTTTCAAAAAATGCAGATTTTACTATTGCAATATTCTTATCGTGTCGATATATTAACTATATAAGAATTAAACATTACTCAAACACGAAAGCAAAAAAGATGAATTACAAAAGATACCTAGTTATGGCAGAATTCAAAAACGGCGAAGTCACAGAATTCACAACTAATTTCATTCGTAAAGCACGCAGCCAATACCACATGTGGACAAAACATGAAGACTTGGATAATGTGCGAATGATTGACATGGAAAGCGACTCACTAAGGGACATGTGCAGCTACGCAACAAAAAGAAGTCGTCACCACCAACTATAGAAAGAAAAACCTGAGCAAGTTTTGAAACTGCTCATTTCAAAAAAATATCAACTCGATAATACTTACACACTCAACATTTTCTTAAAACAAAAGAGGAACCCAAATCATGATTACTGTTTACGGTGCAAATACTAAAGTTGAAGACTTGCGAACCATCCCACTCGATAAGCCTGAAAAAGCTGGTGCGTACTGGCAAGGAATTCAACACGGTCGATTGGTCGATGTGATCTCTCAACAGATTTCAAATCGAGGCTGGTCAATCACTGAATCACGATTCAGTCTTTCGAAAGATCGTGCTGATTTAGCCGGAGCTTTCAAGCTACGGTTGCCAAATGTAGAAACTCCCGAAGGCATGGATTTGTCTCTTGGATTTGTGACTTCCAACGCAATGCGAAAATCTTTGAAGATGGTTGTCGGGGCTGTTGTTCAAGTTTGCAATAACGGAATGGCGACAGGTGAAATTGTCATGCAGAAGAAGCACACAAGCGGATTCAGTTTGAACGATGAGATCAACGAAAGTTTGAATCAATATCAAACCCGTGCTTCAATGATTAGAGAGACTGTTCAAGCTCTACGAGAAACCGAAATCAGCAACGAACAATCCGATCAGATTTTGATGGAAGCAGGAAGAAATCGATTGATGCCATTCAGCCGAATCGGTGAGGTTGATAAAGAGTACCGAAAGCCAACTTTCGCTGAACACGGAAGAGGCACAAGTTGGGCTTTGCTGAATGCTTTCACTTATGTTGTGAAAAAGAATCCAGCACAACGACAGATGGAACAGATGAATCGATTCCGTGAGTTGTTGCCAACCACGATTCCAACATCTGATCAAGTTGTTGATGTGATCGGACTCAACTAAAACTTTAGCGGCTCATCGAACGGATTCGGTGAGTCGCTCTTTTTTATCCACCTTGACAACATGTGTTGTCTATGTTATATTAAAGAAAATCATTCAATCACGGAGAACGTAAAGATGCCAACGCCAACAATCACAGAAAGATTTGCAGAAGTTGAGAAACTCATTCTCAAAACTTGCAGAGAGTTCAGCAAGCAGTACGGGAAGGATTTTGAAGACTGCTTCTCAGAAGCTCAGGAACACTTCCTGACCGCTTGTCAGAAGTTTGATGAATCCAAAGGTGCAAAGTTTTCAACGTATGTCAGAAACACAATCTGGTTTCGTCTGATGGATTCCAGAAGAAAAGAACTCAAGCGGAATGAACTTCTGAAGCGTGAAGATTCTGAAGCTCTAGATTGTTGCACATCAATTCAGATTACTGATTTTGATATTGATGATTTCATCAAGCTGATGAGACTTTCCAAAGATGCTTCTGTTGTTGTGAAGTTATGTTTGGCGAATGAGTATGAACCAAGTTTCCGAAAAGGACAACAAGAGATTAGAGCGGGGTTGATGAGGAGCGGTTGGAGTTCAAAGCGTTGTTCAACAGCATTCCAAGAAATCAGCAACGCAATGAACAAGGGTTAGACGATGACAAAATTATATCCATATCAAAAGCGTGGCGTGAAAATGATGGAAGCGTTTAACGGTCGTGCCTTGCTTGCTGATGAAATGGGACTGGGTAAAACAATTCAGGCTCTCTATTATCACAAGAGAAACAAAAAGGGAACAACGATTGTCGTTTGTCCTGCTTCACTGAAATTCAACTGGGCACGAGAGGCGGCCAACCATATCAAACAATCATCAATGATTGTTGAGGGACGTAAGCCACCAACCAGAGCCGGATTCAAACGCAATCGATTCATCATCATCAATTATGAAGTTCTATCTTACTGGGTTGATCATCTCAAGAAGTTCAAACCAACTCTTTTGATTCTGGATGAATGCCACTACATCAAAAACAGGAAAGCAAAAAGAACGAGAGCGGTTCAGGCTCTTGCCAAGAACATTGATGAAGTGATTGCAATCTCTGGAACTCCGTTGACCAATCGGCCAAGTGAATTGTTTCCGGTTTTGAATCTACTTCGACCAGACAAATTCAAATCATTCATGCCATACGCCCATCGATATTGTGACGCAAAGAAAAATCGTTGGGGTTGGGATTTCAAGGGAGCAAAGAATCTTGATGAGCTTCACGAAAAGTTGACTTCAACCATGATGATTCGACGAAAGAAGATGGATGTTCTTCAAGACTTGCCAGAGAAATCAAGAAACGTGATCACGGTTCCAATCTCAAACCGCAAAGAATACGATGAGGCTGAAACCGATTTGATTGCATGGCTTTCAAAGTTCAACATTGGCAAAGCCAAGAGAGCCGAAGCCGCTGAACGATTGGTTCGCATGGGATATTTGAAACGACTTGCCGCTGAATTAAAGATTGAAGCGGTGGTTGATTGGATCAAAGATTTCATGTTTGAGACAAATGAAAAGTTGGTTGTGTTTGGAATCCACAAGAAGATCATTGAGAGACTCCAACAGGAGTTTCCAAAATCGGTTTCGATTACAGGTGAAACCAAATCCAAAGATAGACAACTTGCAGTTGATAAGTTTCAGAAAGACAAGTCAACACGATTATTCATTGGCAACATTCAAGCCGCTGGTGTTGGGTTGACTTTAACTTCTGCAAGCACTCTTTTGTTTGCTGAACTTGGGTGGACTCCATCGGAGCATTCACAAGCCGAAGATAGAATTCACAGAATCGGACAACGCAACACGGCAAGATGCTTCTACATGATTGCCGCCGATACGATTGAAGAGAAGTTGTCACAAATCATCCAGAACAAACAAAGCGTTTTGACTTCAACTCTGGATGGTGGGGACGTTGAAGAAGAACTTACCATTTTTGATGAACTACAAAAGGAGATGACAAATTGAAAACCAAAACAACTCTTTATTTGCGTGGCATATCCACCGAAGTAAAAAACCATTTCAAGGCTCATTGTGCGAAGCGTGGTAAGACCATGACTGAGAAAATCGAAGAGCTTATGAGAGACACAATCAAAAAGGATTCCACACTTGAAACTAGATGATCTACTTCAACGATTGAAAATCAAATTCGTTCGTGAAGGTCATCATCACTCAAGAGCCGGTTGGATACAAACGGATTGTCCGTTTTGTGGAAGAGACTCAAACAAGTTTCATCTTGGTTGGAATCTTGAAAGCAATTATGTTCATTGCTGGAGGTGCGGTCATCACAAATTGAATCAGACTTTGGTTGAGTTAACCAATATTTCATTCGTTGAAATTAACGAACTAATAAAATCACTCACCAAATCAACGAACGTAATTCAACACGATCCAAGAGGTGAAGTTAAGATTCCAAATGGTGTTGGTGATCTGCAAAAACAGCATCGGAAATATTTGCAGAAACGCAGATATGATCCTGATGAAATTGCAGAAACCTGGAGCGTTGGTGGAATCGGAATTCATCAAAATCTATCTTGGCGGATTTTCATCCCGATAATATACCAGCATGAAACCGTCTCTTGGACAACTCGTTCTGTCAGTGATCAAGTTCGAGTTCGTTACATGTCAGCAAGTGCAAACCAAGAAGCCATGAACCACAAACAACTTTTGTATGGTGAAGACTTTTGCAATCATGCCGTGATCGTTCATGAGGGAGCGTTTGACGTTTGGCGAACAGGCAAAGGAGCGGTTGCAACTTGCGGAACTGGATTCACAAGAAGCCAAGTTTTGAAACTGTCGAACTATCCTATTCGTGTTATATGTTTTGACAACGAGCCAGAAGCACAACAAAGAGCCGATGAACTTTGTTCATTGCTGGAACCGTTTCAAGGTGAAACGTACAACGTCCAGTTGAGTTCGAAAGATGCTTCTGAAGCTCCAGCAAATGAAATCAAAGAACTTCGGGGGTTTTTGAAATGAAAGGGATTTGGATACCAGCAGAGATTTGGAGTTTGATGATCGGCGGAAAAATATCTGTTCGAGAAGTTCAGTTGTTATCGATCATCAAGAATTTAGAAGATTCTGAAAAGAATTGTTTTGCTTCAAATGATTACTTTGCTAAAGTGTTAGGGGTTCGCAAAAATTACATCTCACGAATGATTGCGAATCTTAAATCCAAAGGGTTCATCGAACAAGTGAAGTTCGATGGGAGAAGACGGCAGATGAAAACCCTAATCGTGCCGGATGGTGATAGAACCTTAACCATCAATCAAGAATCAGAACATCACAAAGAGGGTGAATCAGAGTACCACAAGTTGTGCAATGCAGAGTTGCACAACAGTGCAATGCGTGTTCTCCCGGAGGGAGAACTAGATAAAAAAGTGTATACGGCGAGTTCTGGATTTGGATTTTTCCAAGATGAAATCCCAAACGATTGTGATCCATTCGATTTTGAATGTTGTGAAAAATTACAAAAAGCAGTTCCACCCAAAAAACGAAAACAGTCTATTCCAAAAACTTGGCCTGATCAATTTCGTTTGATCCGTGAACAAGATCAAATTGAAAAAGATGAAATCCAAAAGGTTCTGAATTGGTATCTCAAAAATTGGAAAGACAAATGGACTCCCAAATGTTACACGGCCAAAGCATTTCGTGAGAAGTTTCAAAGAATCAAAGATGCGATTGAACGAAAAGAACCAAATCAAAAAATAGAAATTGAAATCTCACCAGAAGCCGAATCAATCACAAATCGACTTCTCTCCAAAAACTGGAAAGCCAATCAAAACGATAATCTCTCAGGATGCGTTCAGATGAGTCTGGAGCGTTACGAGGGATTCAGACAACAACTCAATCAAGCATTGAGCCATGTTAACTCTCAGAGCGTCACAGAGCGTTCAGAGAAGCTAAAGAACAATCGGTTCAAAGCTCTCTTGAATCATGTGATTCAATCACTACCACAAACAAATCATTTTGTGGAGCAATGGTTTGAATCCGTTTGGAATCGTCTCAACAATTGGGATGGCTGGAACGGTCGATTGGAGTCTTTCATTTTCAAAGTTGACTCACAACAATTCCAAAATCAGTTGGCTCAAATATTTGAACAATACGGAAGATCAAGCACGGAACTCGAAGAGTTCATGAAGAGGGTGAACACGAATGAAAGTCACGAAACGTAATGGAAACAAAGAACGAAAAATTCTAATCGGGATGATCGTTGATTCTCAAGTTCTTGGAAGGATCGCTTCCAAATGGGAATCCAATCTTTTCAAATCCACTTGGGGAAATATTGTCGGTCAGTGGTGCGTTGATTTCTACCTTGAATATGAATCCGCTCCAAAACAAGAGATTGAATCTCTGTTCGAATCATGGGTTTCAAAAACTCACGATGAAGAATCTGTTGAACTGATCGACAAATTTCTTTCCGGCTTGTCTGAAGAATATGAAGCACAAGCAGAAGCATCGAATTCAAATTACATCATTGATTTGGCTTCTGAGTATTTCAACAAAGTCAAACTTCGTTCTCTCAGCGAATCAATCAAAGGTGACTTGATTGAAGGTGAAGTTCAATCCGCTCTGGATCGTGTGAACACCTACGGACAAATTGAGATGGGAACCGGAGCCGGTGTTGATGTTCTATCCGATCAAGAAGCAATCAAAGAAGCATTCGAAGAGCAACAGGAATCGATTGTTGAGTATGGTGGTGATCTTGGGAAGTTCTTCAAAGGAGCTTTTCAACGTGATGCGTTCATTGCGTTCATGGGGCCGGAGAAGCGTGGAAAAACTTGGTGGCTGATTGATGTTGCATGGCGTGCAATGTCTCAACGTCGAAGAGTTGCATTCTTTGAAGTTGGTGACATGAGCCAGAATCAAATCATGAGACGATTCATGACAAGAGCAATTCGAAAACCGTTGAAGCCTCAAGCGTATGATTACCCAACTTTCATCGAAAGAGAAGAGGGAGTTCCGGTTGCTCTGGTTGATCATGATCATCGAAAGCAAGAGAAGTCATTGGGTTGGCAATCGGCTTTCAAAGCATGTCAGAAAGTGATGAAGTCAAAAATCAAATCGGAAGAATCAATGCTCCGGTTGTCTTGCCATCCAAACTCATCGTTGACAGTTTCAGGAATGAAATCAATTCTTCAGGCGTGGGAAAGAGACGGTTGGATTCCTGATGTGATCGTTGTGGATTACGCCGACATTCTTGCACCACCTAACGGGATAAAAGACACACGGGATCAGATCAATGCCACATGGAAACAGCTTCGAGCGTTGAGTCAAAGTCAGCATTGTTTGTTGGTGACTGCAACTCAAGCCGATGCGAATTCTTACAACACAAACACAATCGGACGTTCCAACTTCAGCGAAGACAAACGCAAACTTGCACACGTCACCGGATTGGTTGGACTTAACGCAACTCCGGAAGAAAAGGAAAA